CAAATTATCAAAGGAGCATTAATGGATCCAGAGTTGGAAGAATTGCCAACTGACTATATGCGTGGTGTTGATTTCCGTATCAAGAAAACTTCCAAAGGAGGTTATGCAGATTATTCTACATCACAGTGGAGTCGCCGTGAGCGTTCATTGACTGAACAAGAAGCCGCGGCAATCGAAGCACACGGCTTATTTAATTTAAGCGATTTCCTTCCTAAAAAGCCCACTGATGTAGAAATGAAAGTAATGCACGAAATGTTTGAAGCATCAGTCGACGGTGAAGCATACGATCCAGATCGTTGGAGCCAGTACTTCCGTCCAGCAGGTATGGCAGCACGTACAGGCGATCCTAATGTGTCAGCGAGTGCTTCTGCTACAGCAACGAGCCAGAGTGCTCCTGCTCCTCAACCAGCTCCGATCCCCGAAGCGAAGGAAGATGTTCCTTTTGATCCTGATCCAAAGCCAGCACAAGAGTCTGCTCCCCAAGCAGAAGAGTCTTCGAGCGAAGAAGGTGCAGGTAGAGCACAAGACATTCTAGCAATGATTCGTGCCCGTAAAGGCCAAGAGTAATAACACGGCCCCCATCAGTTGCTGAAAAGGACTGCTTGGGGGTTTTTACGCTTTTCAGATTAGGAGTTAATATGGCAAAAGCATTTGATTTAACAAAATTTAGAAAAAGTCTAACCAAGAGTATTGACGGTCTTGGTGTAGGCTTTAATGACCCTACTGATTGGGTCAGCACAGGAAATTATGCACTTAACTATCTAGTAAGTGGTGATTTCCACAAAGGTGTTCCGCTCGGTAAGGTAACAGTATTTGCAGGCGAGTCTGGCTCAGGCAAGAGTTATTTCTGTTCTGGTAACATTGTAAAACACGCACAAGAACAAGGTATCTTTGTTGTTCTTATTGATTCAGAAAACGCACTAGACGAAGACTGGTTGAAGAAACTTGATGTCGACACTTCAGAAGAAAAATTGCTAAAACTTAATATGGCAATGATCGACGATGTTGCCAAGACAGTTTCTGAGTTTATGAAAGAATATAAGGAAATGGCGGACGAAGAACGTCCTAAAGTTTTGTTTGTGGTTGACAGTTTAGGTATGTTGCTAACACCAACTGATGTTGATCAGTTTGGCAAAGGTGACTTGAAAGGCGATATGGGCCGTAAGCCTAAGGCACTAACAGCACTTGTTCGTAACTGTGTTAATATGTTCGGAAGCTACAATGTCGGTATGGTATGTACTAACCATACATACGCAAGCCAAGACATGTTCGATCCAGATGATAAAATTTCAGGCGGGCAAGGCTTTGTGTATGCTTCCAGCATTGTGATTGCAATGAAGAAGTTAAAACTCAAAGAAGACTTAGATGGCAATAAGACCACAACAGTGAATGGTATTCGAGCGGCGTGTAAAGTAATGAAAACACGTTATTCTAAACCGTTTGAAAGCGTACAAGTAAAAATTCCATATGAAACAGGAATGGATCCATATAGCGGTCTTGTAGATCTGTTTGAAGCAAAAGGATTGTTAAAGAAAGATGGCAATCGACTTAAATACACTGACCTCGATGGAGAGACACATTTAGAATATCGCAAAAACTGGACTGGCGAAAAACTCGATATGGTTATGCGAGATGTTTTCAATAAACCAGAAATGGCCGATGCCGATGCTGATGTTGTCGAGGTTACTGACGAAGAGCTTCAAACGGAGAACGAATAATAATGAAAGAAGACTTAATCGGCGACCTCTGGCAGGTTGTAGTAGGGCACATTGCAGAAAAACAGAGAGATGATGTAGCAGCTGAATTTGTTAATATCTTATTAGATTACGGTATTAAAGAATCAGTGATAGAGTCACTGTTAGGGGTTGACCCTCACCTTGACAGTGCTGTAGAATATGCTATTGACGATGAAGTCATTGAAGATGACGATGAATATTACGGGGACTAAATGAACTGGTACGATCGTGTTTCTAGAGACATCAGTGCTATTCCAGATGCTGTAAAGTATTTCGAATCAGAGCTTGCGGATGCAAAACAAGAAATGCAAATCAGCGGAAGAATTGAAAGAGCCAGTGCAACTATGCCTGCATTGGTTGAAACACGATTTAACCAGCTTCAAGAAATTGAAGCCATCCTTGAATATTTAAATATCGAGCTTCGCCGTTTGCGTAGCCAACACTTTCGTAAATATTTAGAAAACTATCAACGTGCTCTGAGTAGTAGAGATTGTGAAAAATTTGTAGACGGTGAGCCCGATGTTGTTGACTTTGAAAAAATCATAAATGATTTTGCACTACTTCGTAATAAATGGCTAGGTGTAATCAAAGGTCTTGATATTAAACAATGGCAGTTATCTAATATTGTAAAATTAAGAACTGCCGGACTAGATGATGCCACTCTTTAACTGATTGCATTTATTCCCCAGATAAATATCGGTATGAGCAAAATTGTGTTAGTCACCGGAGGATTCGATCCTATTCATACCGGCCATATTTCCTACCTTACAGAAGCAAAAAAACTAGGCGACATCCTAATAGTAGGCGTAAATTCCGATTCTTGGTTAACCCGAAAAAAAGGTAAACCATTTATGTCTAGCGATGAGCGAGCCGGAATTATTCAGGCATTGAGAATTGTCGACATAGTAGTTCAATTTGAAGACGATTACGATACTGACAACAGTGCCACGAGGTTTATACAAGACACGCTAGATAATTATCCAGATCATCAAATTATATTTGCCAACGGCGGCGATAGGACTGACAGTAACATCCCAGAAATGTCTTTACAAAACGATCGTCTTACTTTTCAATTTGCTGTTGGAGGAGAAGATAAGAAAAATTCAAGTAGTTGGATACTCGACGAATGGAAAACACAAAAGACTGAGAGGCCGTGGGGCTACTGGAGAGTACTAGACGATAAACCAGAAAAGGGTTACAAAGTAAAAGAACTTGTAATAATGCCTGGACAAAGCCTAAGCAATCAGCGACATTTTAAAAGATCAGAAGACTGGAGAATTTTAGAAGGTATTGTAAAAATGGAAACCGAGTGGGACAGCATCAAAGATACTGTTCATTTAACACAAAAAAGTTTTACATATAATATCGGTAAAGAAGTATGGCACAAAGCGAGTAATCCGGGAACAGAACCCGCACACATTTTAGAAATACAATGGGGCGACGAGTGTATCGAAGAAGACATAGAAAGGCGTAATAAATGATTCCAATTTTTATAGGATATGATCCTAGAGAAGCAATTGCATACCATACCTGTGTAAACAGTATAATTCGTAATGCAAGCGGTCCGGTGCAGATTATTCCATTAGCTCTTAGTCTGCTACAAGATTATGAAGAAAAACATACAGATGCATCAAACCATTTTGTTTATAGTCGATTCCTTGTTCCTCACTTGATGAGTTATAAAGGCTGGGCAATCTTTATGGATGGTGATATGATAGTACGTGATGATATTTACAAACTCTGGAATCTAAGAGAAAGTGACAAAGACGTCATGGTAGTAAAACACGATTACGAAACAAAGATGGCCAAAAAATACTTAGGAAGTAAAAACGAAAACTACCCAAGGAAAAACTGGTCAAGTGTCATTCTTTGGAATTGCGGCAATCATCCTAATAAAAAACTAACTCCAGAATACGTGCAGAATGCCACAGGTGCGCAATTACATAGATTTCAGCATATCGCAGATGATCGTATCGGCGAATTACCTATTGAATGGAATTGGTTACCTGACGAGTTCGGTCCTAATCCCGACGCAAAGCTTTTACATTATACACTAGGAACGCCGTGCTTTCACGAATTTGCAGATACACCTATGGGTGATGAATGGCATCGAGAAAGAATTTTAACTGAATATTGCGAACAACACAATGTCTAAAAATTGGATTTTTCTCAGTAAAGACGGCAAAGACGAGTACGTAAATATGTTTGCAAACGGCTGCCAAGAGAAAATTACGTCAACTAATAATTTTATATATGAAGATTCCCAAGATCCTATTGTTTTAAGAGGAATATTAAAACATAAAATAATGAAAAAGTGTTGGATAGATAACAGAGATTTTTATTATATAGACACTGGTTATTTTGGGAACGAAAGAACTCATAAAAATCCAAATGGTTGGAAATATTGGCATCGAATTGTAAAAAATGATCTTCAGCATACAGAAATTATTAAAAGACCTAGTGCTAGATTTGAATCGTTTGGGAAAAAATTTTCTCCTTGGAAAAAAACTGGTAGAAAAATATTGGTAGCAATTCCTGACGAAAAACCTTGTAAGTTTTATGGAATAGAATTAGAAGATTGGCTAGAAAGAACAATTTCCACTATTAAGAAGTACACCGATCGTCCAGTTGAAGTCCGTAAACGATCCCCGAAACGTATAGATAGGATTGCAACAGATACTTTAGAAAACGCACTAGACAATGATGTATTTGCATTGGTAACTTTCAACAGTGTAGCAGCGATAGAGTCAATTTTTTACGGTATACCTGTTTTTACATTAGCACCGGCAAATGCAGCATCACCTGTTTCTCAGCAAGACCTAAGCCGAATAGAATCACCTTATTATCCTAGTATGGATAAATTATATGAGTGGGGTTGTCATTTAGCACACGGGCAGTTTCATATTTCAGAGTTAAAAAATGGCAAAGCCAAAAGATATTTAGAGGAATGGTATGGCGATTAGATATGTAGTAGCACACAGAAAAGATCCAAACAATGTTGGAGACATTGCTAGTGATCCTTTACAGTATTTTCTTAAACCCGATGAATATAAAACCATAGACGTTGCAAATCTAGGAAAAGAATCTTGGCCAGAAAATATTCCTTTAATAGTAGGCGGTGGCGGGTTAATTGGCAATAATTTTATGGGTGATTTTTTCCGTGAAATTTTAGAATCTTCAGATCGATTGCAATTAGAAGAAATGTGGAATACCTCTTGGACTTTGTCAAACCCAGAATACAAAAACTTCTACGATAAATTTACACAAGAATATAATGCCTTAATAAAAGATGCACTAGATAATATTAAGCCAATACGGTCTGCTAGAATTGTTTGGGGAGCAGGGCATAACAGCGAAAACACAACTCAAGAATTTTCTGAAATTAAATGGCCTAAGATTTTTTCTAA